AGGAGAGAGTTCCTATTAAGCTGTTTAAGGATAACAACAAATACAAAGATGACGTAGTTGTTGGGGTTAATGGCAAGACGTGGCGTATTATGAGGGGTGTAGAGGTTATGGTTCCTCGTTTTGTCAAGAATGTTCTTGATAATTCTGAAATTCAGATGATGGAAGCATACAAAAATATGGACACGCTCCAAAATGAGCTTGCACAGGCGGAACAACAAGGGGCGTTATAGCCGATTGTTAAAATTAAAAGGGGAATGGGTTAACAACTTGTTCCCCTTTACTCAAAAAGGACGGTGGCGAAATGATAAAACAATTTACTTTTCCACTTAGCATCAAGGATAATAATTTGAAAAAAATAGGCACTGTTGTGGCTAACGATGTGAGTGGTAACAAGTTTCTGATTACGCTTATGGACGGCAGCAGGGCTTTTGATATAACAGGGCATAGCAATATAACTTTCACTGTTCTTAAACCCGATGGCACACTCAGCATTGACAGTGAAGGCACTTATATATCAGTGGTAGATGCTGAGAAAGGCATTATTAGTATAGTCTTGGTAGATGAGGCAATAGATGTTGCAGGATTTTGCAAAGCGACGGTAGAAGTATATGCCAACGGATTAAGAGTTTCATCTTCTCGGATTGGCTTTGATGTTGTTGCTGAGCTTTCAGCAGGTGCGGATGTAACCGGAGACAGCAACTATCCAGTTCTTGTTGAGCTTATAGATGCTGTAAACGATGTAGTCTCGGGTTTGCCGGCTAAAGCAGACAAAGTTGCAGGTGCTATCCTTAATAACTTTGCAGGGTTAGATGCTAACGGCAACCTCAAAGATAGCGGTAGTAAAGCAAGCGATTTTGCTACTGCAACAGGTCTCTCTGACGAAATAACAGCACGACAAAATGCAGATACATCTATTAACAACTCCTTGTCAGCTCATACGGGTAATACCTCTAACGCACACGGAATAAATAACAAAGCCGACTTAATAGATGGTAAAATCCCTGCTACACAGCTACCCTCTTATGTGGATGATGTGGTAGAGTATGCTAACACAAGTGCGTTTCCTGTTACAGGTGAGGCAGGCAAAATATATGTGGCTCTTGATACTAACCTTACTTATCGTTGGGGTGGCTCTACTTATGCGGAGATCTCTCCGAGTTTAGCTCTCGGTGAAACATCCTCTACTGCACATAGGGGAGATAGAGGTGAAACCGCATACGACCACTCGCAAGTAATAACAGGCAATCCTCACGGTTCAACAACATCTGACATCCCTGAAAGCACTGATAAAAACTATGTAACTGATATTCAAAAAACAAAACTTGCGGAATGGCAAGGTAGAAATATAAAAACTGTTGCGTCTGATTATACTTTGCTCAATACGGACGATGTAGTTTTTGCAGAGGGGGATATAGTATTACCAATTCCCACTTCATTCACACCTCACAGAGAATTTACAATAGTCCCTGCAAGTGGAACTGGTACGACTGTTGTTTCTGATTATTTTTACGATATAAGCACAGGGGTAGCACCAGCAAGTTATATCCTATATGGGCAAAGTATTACCTCAAATGGTAATGCTGCAGATGCAATTACAGTGTGGACTAATGGTGAAGGCTGGTTTATTAAATCCATCAATCAAGTAGAGGTAAGTGATAAATTTTCAGCTGTAACTACACCAGAAAGTTATACAGGGATTGTGGCAGGGAGTATTAGAGACATATTCGGTCAAATAAAAAAGTTTTTTAGCAATATTCTTTCTCTTTTTTCCGACACAAAAGACCCTACTGGATTTATTGATGCCGACAATATGACTGTAGCTTATGATAGCACAGCGAGAACAATAACCCTTACCAATGCAAACGGTATTTATTATTATTGGCGAGGAATAAAATACCGCTTAGGAACTGGCACAACTTGGACGAGCGACCCTCACATTAATAATACTACAACGGACTACTTTTTGAAATGCGTTGACGGTGTTAATTTCATTTGGAGCGATACGGCTTGGATTTTTAGCGATATTCAAGTCGCAAAAGTAGCAAAAGGTCGCCTTTATGCAATTAAGGAAAATCACAGCCTTTCAAACTGGAATGACCACGAAGAAGCACATTGGAACATAGGAGCATACAGAGCGAATAACACAGGGGCAGATGTTACAGGATTTACTTTTAATTCCACAACAGCAGCAAATCGTAGACCGACGATAGGGGCTTTAACCATTGCAGATGAAGATTGTAAAACTCCGTTATCACAGCAAACAGACAACTACTGTTTTGCTTATTTAAGTGGAGCAACAGGGGTATTGAATTATTCAACAGACCAATCGGATATATTGAGATTGAATGGTAATATCCCTTATTGGAACAACTTTACTGGGGGAGCGTGGACGGAGCAAGCTTTAGGTGCTAACGATTATATGAATTTATGGCTTTTGGCTATTCCAGTAACTGCAGACGTAGCAAGTCAAAAATATCGATATGTATGGTTACAAGGTCAGGCAAGTGGCTCTTTGACTTCAACACAAGCAAAGACTACACTCGACGTCAACTTGGGCGAACTGTCCTCTGTAACAGAAGAGGTATTATTCTTGCAGAGGGTAATCGTTCGCTATACAGCAGGCAACTGGGTTGTAATTCAGAGCAATAGGCTAACAGGTTCTTCGAGGACACAGAACACAGGCTCAAGCGGTAATTTCCTTTCGCAGGTTGCAACAGATGGCACATTAACAGGGAACGGAACGGCCGGAAGTCCATTGGGAGTTGCATATACTAATTACGGGAAGAAAGTTGCAGAATACACGGTCAGTGGCTCAACAACATCGTTCGTCAAATTATCAGGATTTGACCTCCAAGCGGATGGGGGTTACATTATTATAATTGACGGCACAACAATGAGTAGCCAAACCGAAATAAGATGTTTATGGAATGATGATTTGTCGGATGCCGGAAATTTGTCAAATGATAATTTATATACTTGGGCAATAAACGTCGGTTCGGCAATAAACAACGCTTCAGTTGCTCAGAGCGGAACAGGCGAATTTAGGGTGTTTCTTGAGGTTTCCCAATCAAGTATAAATACAATGCCTTTTATTCGTTCAATCTGGGAAAAGGTAGTAACGGCTACATATACCATCCAAACTCGTTTTTGTTGGCGAAATAGCCTGTCTGCAAATATTACAAAAATTGGCTTCTATACTGGCGGTATAAGCTTTGGCGATGGTACCAAATTCACTGTATTTAAAAGGGGGAGTATGTAATGTGCGGGTTAATTAAAAACATAAAAACTGGAACAACTACAATCATTGAGTATGAGCTAATACCATTAACGGAGCAACAGCTCAAAGAGCAGAGAAGAAGCGATATACTATCGGAGTTAGCAACATTAGACGAAAAAATGACCCGAACGGAAGAAGATATAATTACTTATACAGGAATTTACAATAATCTTCCACAAATTCAAAAAGACCGATATGACAGAAAGCAAACATTGAGAGCAGAATTACAAAATTTATAGAAATGGATGTGATAAAATATGCAGACACTAAAATTGATAGCAGAAATGTTTTTAGCAGTAGTGGCAATAGGCGGAATTTTGATAGGATGGTACAAATTCATGGTTAATGCTGTGTCCAAAAAAGTCCGTTTGCAATGCCATTGCGACTTGATGTTGCTGAAAGATAGCTCACTCGCTAATCTTATGGACGGTCTCGAAAGAAAATGCGAATACTACATAAACAGAGGATATGCCACAATCGAAAACCGAAAAACCATTTCGACAATGTTTAGGGCGTATGCTGGGCTTGGGGGTAATAGCTTTATCGAGGATCTAATTGAAAAGGTGAATTCGTTACCTTTTAATGAATTATAAGGAGTGTGTTAAAATGAAAAGATTTTTAAAAGATATGGCGGAAAGAGCCATTAAGACAGTAGCACAGACTGCGATTGCTACCATAGGCACTACTACTGCGTTTGGTGCTGTTGATTGGAAGTTGGTAGCATCAACTGCTGTATTAGCAGGTATCGTATCCGTATTAACTTCGGTAGCGAGCAGACCTATTGGCAGCCCTAACACAGCGAGCATTTTAAGAGAGGATGACAGATAATGCCGAAGATAGCTATTGATGCAGGACACGGAGTAACAACAGCAGGTAAGAGAAGCTTTGACGGCTCACTCTTAGAATATCAGTTTAACAGAGAAATAGCAAAGCGGCTTAATTATCATCTGCAAAGGCACGGTTTTGAAACGCTACTTACTGCCCCTGACGACACTGATGTGGATTTGTGGCAGAGGTGTGTAACAGCTAATAACTGGGGTGCGGACTTGTTTATATCCCTACACGGTAACGCATACGGAACTAATTGGAATGATGCTAATGGTTGGGAGATATGTGTGCTACGATTAGGTGGGAATGCTGAAAAGGTTGCTAAATTAATCTACAAGCAATCAATACCGTTTCTCGGTTTAACTGACCGCATAGCTAAGAATGGCGGTAGAATTAAGACCGATAATCTTGCAGTTTTGCGTGATACTAATATGTCAGCTGTCTTGATAGAGCACGGATTTTACACTAACCAAAGCGATTTAGCCCTTATGAAAACGGTGGAGTTTAAAGAGAAGTGTGCTGTTGCGGATGCGAAAGGTATATGCGAGTTTTATGGAGTTGCTTGGAAAGAGGATGTCCCTGCTGCTCCAACTGACACTACGAACTACAAAGCCCTATACGAACAGGCACAGGCTAAACTTAGTGAGTATGACGCTAAGATTGCAGAGCTTAACAGCAAGATAGCGTTGCTATCTGACACTAATACCTTTCAAGCTAACTCAATCGCTGAACTTAACACTAAAATAACCACTTTACGAAACGCCATCACCATTTTTAAATCATTTTAGAGGAAGTGAGTTAAATGAATATAAGCGAGCTTTTTTCACTCGTTGACACCTTAAAACCCAATTCATATGGTAACAGTGAAAAGCTGATGTGGCTTAACCAGGTTGAGCAGCAGATAGCGGATATACAGGGTGAAACATTCACACCTTATACAGAGAGTGGTGACGCTGAGCTTTTAGCTCCTGTGCCGTTTACCAATGTGTATGAATACTACTTAAAGGCGATGATTGACAATGAGAGCAAGGACTTTGAAGGTTACAGCAATAATCTTATTCTCTATAATGCTTCTTTTAGCAGTTACACAAAGCACTTCTTGCGTAATAACGCCGGAACAGACACTGCGGTGTCTAACATTTGGTAGAGAGGGCGACGATGATATGGAGCTACCCGTTTTAAAACCCTACCGCAAGGCATCTAAAAAATTCATACTTGACTTCTTGGGTTACAATGCTAACCCTGTTCCTCGTGAGGGCGAGTTCTCGGATATGAAGAACCTTTCGTCAGACTATTTTCCCTGCATATCGCCGAGAGGGTCAAGGCAAGAGCTAATTGACATATCCAACAACTACGCTGATGAACGTAACGCCATTTTATCCCGTAACGATAAACTCGCTTGGGTAGATGGCGACAAGCTGTATTATGGCACTGCTGACGATAACGAGGATGTCGGAACAGTTGACGACACGGCAGGGCTTAAACGGTCGCTTGTGGCTATGGGGGGCAAAACGCTCATATTCCCTGACAAGAAATGTTTTCACGTAGACCCCCCTAAAACGAGAGGTGAGTATTATGGTGAGCTAATTGACACACCTACTCCCGATTTAGAATTTAAAATTGTTCTTAATGATGTGCACGAGTTTACAGACAGTAAAATATTTTTTGTTAAGGCATCAGGCACCAATCACACCTTAGGGGATGGTTTGCGTATAGGTGACACAGTTACTATCACAGTTTCAAGAACAGGGCAATCGGATGAGCGTATAACGGCTGTCTCGGACAGCAATGTGTTTCTTTATTTTGACAGCGAATTAGAGGAGTTTCTCTATGCTTTTTTTCCCGAGGTGTGGCCCGCAACTCATCTGAGCTACATTAAGTTTAAAGAAGGGACATTTACACCCGAAGATAATTTAACGGGCGTTTCGGTAACAATACACCGGAATGTCCCCGCTATTGACTACGCAATCACAAACGACAATCGCTGTTGGGGCGTTAAAGGAAGCGACATCTATGCATCTAAGCAGGGTGACCCTTTCAACTGGAACCAGTTTCAAGGGATACTAACCGACAGCTATGCTACGGATGTTGATACAAACGGAGACTTCACCGGTGCGGCTGTTTATTCGGGCAACCCTGTTTTTTTTAAAGAGGACTACATACACAGAGTGTATGGTAATAAGCCGAGTAACTATCAAATAGTAACCGCACAGGCATACGGTGTGCAAAACGGAGCATATAAAACACTTGTGAACATAAATAACACTCTATTCTATATGAGCCGTGTAGGTGTTATGGCGTATAACGGCGGTTATCCAACTCTTATATCGGATAACTTCGGGGCGACGAAGTATCAAGGCATATCGGCAGGCACAGACGGCAGGAAATACTATTTATCGCTTAAAGATTTAGATAGCAACTCATATAAGTTGTTTGTATATGACACTCTTAAAAACCTGTGGCATTTAGAGGACACAATGCAAGCTATTTGTTTCTCTTATTCAGACGGCGACTTCTATATGCTCAACGCAACAAAGGGTAAAATAGAGCTTATAGGGGCAGGCACAGAGGCGGTTGAGTGGGAAGCTACATTAGGAGAGTTTAACGAGGTTATAGATGATAAAAAAGGGTATAGCAAGCTATCACTCAGAGTTGACCTTGACCGTGCATCAGAGCTTAATGTCCTCATTAAATACGATAACAGTGAGTGGATTACGGTTAAAAGTGTAGCCGGCGGGGACAAGAGGGTTATTGAGGTTCCAATAGTCCCTCTTAGGTGCGACACCTTTCAAATTAAGTTAACCGGCAAGGGCTTTTGCAAGGTGTATTCACTTAACCGTGAGTTTGTGTTTGGGGGTAGATGATAGTGCAGGATACAGTTCTTTTTTCCATAAGGACGCCTAAGCCAACGCTTGGAAATGATTTAATTGACAACCAAAACAAAATACTTGACTATGTGTCAGAGGTTTTTAAAGAGCTTGAAATAGCAATAAACGACCTTGAAAAAAATTTGCAGGAGGTGCAATAAAATGGCATACACAAGCCCGTATAGCGACAAGAAAAAAACCCTTTTAGATGAACTAATGAATACCCCCGATTTTAACTATGAGGCTAATAACGACCCATCATACCAAAGTTACGCAAAGATATACGGTAACTTAGGTGACAGAGCTATGGCTAACACTATGTCAGAGGCGTCGGGTTTAACCGGCGGACGGTTAAACTCTTGGGCGGTGTCAGCAGGACAGCAGGCAAAGCAGAATTTTGACCAACAGCTAACTGACAAGATACCCGCTTTGCAGCAGATGGCTTATAATATGTATATGGATAAGCTCAATAACAAAAAAAGCACGCTCAGTCTATTAGGGCAAGAGGATGACAGGGAGTATAGTAGATGGGCAGACGATAGGGATTACACTTACAGGCAAAACCGAGATAAAGCGTCCGATAGCCAGTGGTGGAGCAACTTTAACGAGAATAAGAGGGTTAGCGATAGGGATTACACTTACAGGCAAAACCGAGATAAAATTAGTGATGAAAGGTATGTAGACGAAAAGAAGGACGATGCAGACTTTGGCGTGGCATACCAAGCAATGATGGGCTCGAATGACCCTGTAAAATGGCTTAAAGAAAATGCCCCCTACCTAACTCCTGCCGAAATTGCAAAACTACAACAATATTTACCTGATACAGATTGGACTAAATACTTGAAATAAGGGTGGTAAAAATGCCTAAATCTTGGGAAGACATAAAGAACGAAAGAGCAAAAAAACAGACCTATAAACAAGAAGGAACAACTTGGGAAGACATAAAGAGGAAAAGAGCAGGAATACAAACTCCTGCTCAAAATGCACCCGCCCAAAATGGCGACTACACTTCTATTTTTAAAAACTATAAACCCCATCCGCCTGTTGACTTTACTCCAAAGCCAATACAGACAGCACCAGTCCCTACTCCGGAACCTACACCTTTGCAAAGGGCTGTAGCCGATGCCTATATTAACAGAGGGCAACCACAAATAGCAGCTATTGTCCCTACATTTAGCAATACCCCCCCTAAGGAGTTACCCGATATGCTAAGAGGCGAGGAAGCCCCTGCACAAAAGGTAGTGGATTTTGTTAACTCGGTGGGCAACTCCATATTACAAGGGGCGAAGTCTGCATCAAAAGGCATAGTTAATGCCCCGAGAGCCGTTGATAAGGCGTTTTCACGGTTTGTGTTTGTTCCAGGTTCAGATAAATATGACAAGGGTTTTCTGCCTTTTTTAGACGATTACATAAACTATATAGCCGAAGGCGAAAAGCAGAGTGAACAAGCTGCAAATCAAAATGCAGGAAGTGTCCAAAAGTTTATTAACTCGGGCGTAAAAGGAGTTACCGAAATGGCTCCCAATATCGTAACGGCAATAGGGACAGGTGGGGCAAGTGCAGGAGCTTCACTGTCCGCAGAGGCAACGACAATAGCCAAAGCCCTCTCCCAGCTTAAACCGATGGGGATGTTTATGACACAGGCGGCGGGGCAATATGCGTATGAAGCAGAACAAGAGGGAGCTACTCCTGAACAAGCCCTTACATATGGCATATACGGCGGACTGTCGGAAGGCGTTACAGAGCTATTGCCTTTTGGCATACTCAAAAAAGCCCTAAATGTAGGAGATGATGTGGCTAAACCTTTTGTTAAAAATGGTGTAAAAGGGCTGCTTGACCGCTTCGGTAAAAAAGGTCTTTTGTGGCTTGAAGAAACAGGGGCTAATGTGGTGCAAGAAATAGCCGTTAATCCTCTTACCCAATTAGCTAAAAAAGGAGCTTACCAAAATGATATGCCTATCTACGGAGATGGCGGGGTAATTGACCCTAACCAGGTTGTCCCGTCCGCACAAGGGGCATTGGCTATGTCTCTTGTGCTAACTGCTCTCGGTTTGCCTTTTAGTATGAGGAGTAACCGCTTGGCAACTAAGATAGTGCAGAGCACGGAAAAGCCAACAGAGCAGGTGTTGAAAGAGTTACAGCAAGCCGTTCAAGAGGATATTAAGAGCGTCCCGATAGGGGAAATTCAAGGCAGTGAAACACCTTTAAACGAACCTGAAGCTCTAAACGAGACCACGCTTGTAAGCTCCGCCGCTCAAAAGCCGGTTGAAGTTACCCCCTCTTTTAATCAGGGTCCGACAAAAACCGCTTTGAGTGCAACAACTGCAACTTATAAAGAGGGGGACAGCGTTGTTTACGACGGGGAAATATGGACGGTAGCTGGGCAAAATGAGGATGGCACTTATGAGCTTAATCAAAAGGAAAATGGCATATTCAAAAGTTCGGCTGTGTTTAAAGCCCCCGCAGAGAAAATACAACCAAACAACATAGAAAACCCTGAACTGAATAAGTATGGTCGCAAAGGGCAAAACGCATTTAAGTCGTGGGCCAAGAATGAATACGTTAACATTGATATTAGTAACACGGAAAGCACTGAGACAAAGCTGTATAAAAACTTCTTTGAGACATATTATAACGGTGGTTTGAACGGTTTACCTATCCCATTGCTGCAAAAAACTGCATCGGTGTTAGACGCTCATTTTCCGCCTTTCTTAGCTGATGTATTTTATGTCGCCGGCAAGAACGATGCGACTAAACAACGTGAAGCACCCACACCAACTAAAAACACCCCAGTTGCTAAAACTGAAACGGGTGCTAAAAATACTGTCGGTGAATATGACGGTATTTACGGTGTAGAAAAGCGTAAACAGGCAACAGGGCTTTGGTTTGCCAATAAGCAGCTAAGGTCGGATATGTTTGCAAAATACAGCAGTGAAGATACATCTCTCAATCCCACTCAAAAGTATGTTGCTAATGTGGGAAGGATACTTAGTGGGGCGTTTGATGTTTCGCCTTATCTTGTGCAACAGCCGTCTATTAAAAGGGATAACATAACTAATGAAACAAACAGGGATAGTAAAATTGACACAAAGGGCATTACTGGCATCGCATCATCTACAAAAGTAATCGTAGTTGAAGAAAATAACAATAAGAGCGAAAAAACGATTAAAGAAGTGCAGGCCGATTTAAAAAAGCGGCCTATTTTACCAAGCGGGTATGAGCTACTTACAAAGCCGCAAGCATTATATTATGTGAAGGATGTTTTTATACATAAAGGGGAGTTATTAAAAATAGTTTCTGTCTCAGCTGATGGGCAAGCCATTTATGCCAAGGGAATTGATAAGTCGGTTAGTATGCTTTATCCTCTTATGGACGCCCTTGAAATGAGGAAAAGTGAAGTTGATTATTCTATTTCTCATTTTGATGACGAACTTGCTTTATACAACAAGCGATTTGTAGAACAAAAGCCAACTGCCACTCCTAATGGGGTTCAGCTGAAAGCAGAAGAAATAACAGAAGAGCTATTGCACGGAACTTCGCAAACTGAAAATCAGTCTGACCAGGACCAAGAACGCAATAACCCTTCTGATAATAATATACCCAAAAATCTTAAAAAAGTCAAGCCAAAAAACGAAACTGTTGACAAATCAAACGAAAAGGCAGATAATGAAGATGGAAGTGATGCAGCCCCTGTTATTAAAATAGCAGGCGAGCTGTTAACCAAATTTATTGATAAGGGGATTGAATTCTCCCCCGCAAAGCTCTATGAGATTGCTGATAAAGCATTTGGCGGAACAATGGCACAGGGCAAATATTCTATTAAAGATGCCTACGATGCCCTTGAATTAGCGGTTAACAAACATATTATGAATAATTTTCTTAAAACGGATGACTTTAATTCTTCTGTTGAGAAAGCAAAAACAGCTGTTAGGGCGTTCCAGGAAATGCTTAGTAAACTGCCCACGCAAAATAAAAGAACGGTTGAGATGGAGCAGTATCAGCAGTTTTCAACACCGCCAAATATTGCCTACTTAGCGGCTTGGGTATCTAACATAAACAAAAACGACACAGTTCTTGAACCAAGCGGGGGCATAGGTGGACTTGCTCTGTTTGCAAAATCTTGGGGAGCAGAGGTCCATCTTAACGAATTATCCAAAAGAAGGCTTGAAATTGTTAAGAACTTAGGGTTTGACGGCTATTATAACCTTAATGCTGAGCAAATAGACAACTTGTTGCCCGAAAGTATTAAGCCGAGCGTCGTTATTATGAACCCCCCTTTTAGTTCCGCTGCCACCCGTATGGGGGATAAGAACAGCACAGCTAATGCCAAAAGGCACATAGAACAAGCCCTTGCAAGATTAGAGCCTAACGGGCGTCTTGTTGCCATATTAGGGCAAGGAATGGAGTATTATTCATCCTTTAAACCTTGGTGGGACAGTCTATCGGAAAAATACAATGTTAGAGCAAACATCCGTATAAGCGGAGATAATTATAAGAAATATGGAACTTCTTTCGGCATTCAGTTGGTAGTGATAGACAAAACAGGGAAGACGACCAAACCTATTGAAACAGGTGTTTACGAAGACCTGCTACAAATACCAAAAGTATTGGAGAGTATAAGAAATGAAAGAGTTAATTACGGTAAACCAAACACAACTATCACAAGCGGTGAAGCTCCTGTTAAAGAACCCGGACCCAACAGGTCTGTATCTGATGCAGGCAATAGAGGAAACCAACTGGGCGAAAATAAACATCCAAACGGAGCTGAAAAGAGACCTTCGGGAAGCAATAGACCTAAAAGTAGAAACAATGACACCGGAGAAACAATACAAGTTTCTGACAACAGTTCAAGAGGAAAAGCAGGAACAGGACAAGGACAAAACGGCAATGTTAGAGGAGACAGCGAGAGAGGGAGCGTTGCCCCAATTAGTATCTCAAATGCTCAACAATCTTATGGCGAACTTAGAACTGAACCAATAGCCGAAGACATACAGAGTGAAGATGATGTTTATTCTAACTACACACCTAAAAAATTAGCTATTAAGGGAGCTAAACCCCATCTTACCACTCTCGTGGAAAGTGCTGCTATGGCGGCTATTGACCCCCCTGACATCGCTTATGCACCTCATCTACCCAATTCAATTATAACAAAGGGCGATTTAACTATTGCACAGTTAGAAACCGTTGTTTATGCAGGTCAAGCCCACTCTAAAACCTTGCCAAACGGGCAAACAAAAGGGTTCTTTATAGGTGACGGCACTGGTGTTGGGAAGGGGCGTGAAATAGCAGGCATAATACTGGATAATTTTAACCAGGGTCGCACAAAAGCGGTGTGGATTTCCACAGGGCAGAAGCTTTTTGAAAGTGCTAAAAGGGACTGGACCGGGCTTGGGGGCAACGAAAAAGACCTGTTTAATCTATCTGATGTTAAAGTATCAAACGGCATAATGCTTGATAAAGGCATAATGTATGCGTCGTTTGGAACTTTGCAGGGGGCATCAAAAGCAGACAATAAACGTAACAGGATTACACAGATATTAGAGTGGCTTGGTGAAGACTTTGATGGTGTAATTGTTTTTGATGAAGCCCATAAAATGGCAAACGCCGGAAAAAACAGTGAAGCTAAAAGGGGTAAAAGCAAAGCCACAGCAACCGCTTTACGAGGCATAGAACTGCAAAACCTTCTTCCAAAAGCAAGGGTGGTGTATTCCTCTGCTACCGGTGCTACTGAGGTGGGAAATTTAGCTTACGCATCACGATTAGGTTTGTGGGGCGAAGGAACATCATTTGCAGATGTAGATACCTTTATTAGCAAGATTGCCTCGGGCGGTCTTGCTGCAATGGAACTTGTTGCTCGTGATATGAAAGCTCTTGGTGTTTACATTGCACGTAACCTTTCTTATAAAGGTGTTGAGTATGACACATTAACCCACGACATCACCCCCGTGCAGGAAGAGATATATAACACTATGGCGACAGCGTGGCAAACAGTTCTGCAAAATTTGAATAAGGTTTTGTCCGATACTAATGCGGATAAAAATTCAAACGCTAAAAAGAACGCAAAAGCGGCTTTTTATGGGGCGATGCAACGCTTTTTCAATCAGGTTATTACATCTATGTCAATGCCTTCTGTCATAAAAGACATTCAGCGTGAGTTGGATGCCGGGCATAGTGCTGTAATACAGATAGTAAACACAAACCAAGCTGCGACTGACCGCAAGTTATCTGATATGGACGAAAATGACAGTTTAGAAGACTTAGATTTAACCCCTTCAGAGGGTCTGATTGACTTTCTTAGAAACAGCTTTCCCGTCTATGAATACGAAGAGACAGTTGACGATAACGGCAACACCGTGTCCGTTTTAGCGACAGATGGGGACGGCAATCCTATTGTAAGTAGAGAGGCAGTCAAAATAAGAGACGGCTTAATAGCTGATATCAAAGAAATGAAAGTTCCTGACGGACCACTTGAAATGCTTTTTGATGCTTTCGGGGTTGAAATGGTGGCGGAAGTTACCGGAAGAACCCGCCGTATAATTTCAAAAAAACAAGCGAACGGCGAAACAAAAAGGGCAGTTGAAAGCAGGGGTAAGAGCCACAGTCTCGCTGACATCAAAGCATTTCAAGACGGTAAAAAAAGAATACTGATATTCAGCAATGCAGGCGGAACAGGGGAGAGTTATCACGCGGATAAAAACGCTAAAAACCAGCAAAAAAGGATTCATTACCTGCTACAACCTGGTTGGAGTGCCTTTAATGCTACACAGGGCTTTGGGCGTTCACATAGAACAGGGCAAGTGTTGCCCCCTCTATTTAGGCTTGTTACAACTAATATTACCGGACAGAAACGCTTCGTAACGACAATTGCAAAAAGGCTTGATAGCTTAGGAGCGTTAACGAAAGGGCACAGAGGAACCGGTGGCGGTGGTATATTCGGACAAAAGGATAATCTTGAAAGCGAAATTGCAAGAGATGCCTTAGCAACATTTTATGGTTGGCTCGGAAGACACAACTCTATTACAGGTATTGCCGGTAAAGAAATCTTCACAAAAATGGGGCTTTACGAGAAATTTTATGATAAGTTTGGGATATTTAAACCCTCTAACGAGGATATATTAAGAGATATACCCACTTTCCTTAATCGTATTCTTTCCCTTGAAGTTAATATTCAGAACGCAACATTTGAACAGTTCAATTACTTTTTTGAACGGCATTTTAGTCACGCCGTTGAACTCGGGCAAGTTGATGTGGGACTTGAAAACTACATAGCTTCTAAAATTGACGTTAAAGACGAAGTAGTAATTCAAACTGATGAACAGAGCGGAGCAGAAACCAAATATGTTCAGCTTACTGCATACAAGAAAACAAAGCTAATACCTTACGGAGATTTAACCAACTTCAAGCCGAATTTTGTGGGGCTTGTTAAGGACGACAACGGCTCTGTAAAAGCGGTTTATCGCGTTGCTAATAAGACCCTTGCTAATGGGGATATAACAGAGGCATACGAGCTTTTATCTCCTGTTGTTGGGGTGAAGTCTAATTACATTCAAAAAACCCTTGACGAGAAAACAAAAACTATTCCTAAAACGGATTGGCTTAGGGAGTGGGAAAAAGAGACCGACAACGCCCCTGAATACACAGAAAACACAGTTCATATGCTTACAGGAACGCTGCTCCCAATATGGGATAAACTACCCACCTCTAACACACGGGTTATGCGGGTCGTTTCGTCTGACGGCAGACAGTATCTTGGGCGTATTATTCCGCCAAACGAGATTGACATAACTTTGTCTAAGTTTAAGACCGAAAGAACAAAAGAGATTTACACGCCTTCAAGTCTTTTCCGTTCTGTTATGGTCAAAGGGTTAGAGATTAAACTTGAAAGGGATAGAACAAAACTATCCCGGAAGCGGGTAAGTGGAGAATATCGTCTTGAAATTTCAGGGGATAACTCTTGGCAGTATCAACGCCAAATACCGGGTATAATAACCGAAACCATCCAATATGAAAGGCGTTATTTTATACCAACAGACGAAGCTACTGCTCTGCCTATCATAGAACGATTAACTAACTACAATCCGGTTGTAAGTGTTGAAAGCAAGCAAACTGTTTCCGAGGTGGACGCTTTAACCACAAGCACAGACTATCTCACATCTACATCTAATTCACCCGCAAAATTGGGTGTTGCCACCGGCGATAACTTAACTGGTAAAGCAAAAAAAGCATCCGAGATTGTTAAGCAATTTGAAACAAAGATTATGGATGCCACAGGTGAAAACTACATTATTAGAAATGGCAAGAAAACAACCCAGGGTTCTATTGGTGAGTTTAACCGCCGTGAATACTCTGTTCGCTTACGGAAAGCAAATGACATTCCTACACTGTCCCACGAGGTGGGTCATATGTTTGATACCCTTTATGAACTTAGCACAGGTCGGTCATCCGAAATAAACGCCGAGCTAACCCAACTTGGGGAAAACACTTCAAAGCCCAACTACAATCCCCCAAGAAAACGTCGTGAAGGTGTGGCGGAGTTTGTCCGTTTATACCTAACCGATTATGAGAATGCCGTAGCTACATCCCCTTTGTTTGCCTCTTTCTTTGAAAGAAGACTGCCATCGTCCGTGCTAATCGTTCTGAATGAGCTTAAATCTGATATTTGGAGCCTTACTAACCTTGACCCCGTTAGCCGAGTTAAATCGTCTATAAGCTTTAAGAGTGATAAAAAGCAAATCAAAATTAGTGAGAAATTAAACCCTATTGAGCTATTTAAAACGCTCTATTTTGGAGTAGTTGATGCTACATATCCGGTTGAGGATGCAGCGGGTGAGTTAGGGGGTAGTTCAGCTCGTCAAAATGTCGTTGAAACCCTCTCTGCTTTAAGAGGATATGAAGGCATAGCGATGTTTGATATTAACCCTCACGGACACGAGGGCAAGTATCAGACTACTCTTAACGGGGATAAAGTAGGAGACACTTTGTATGAGATACTTAAACCTATTCATACTGACGAAACTACAAGGACGGACTTTTGGGCGTATGCCGTTGCAAGGCGTTCAGAGGATTACTTCAACAGAGGACTTGAAATGCCCGACACAAAAGAAACTTATGAAGAAACCGTTCGCATAATGGAAGTTAAACACCCTGAGTTTAAAGACACGTTTGCTAAACTACTCGTTTATGAGGAAAACAATCTTAATTTACTTGTTGAAGGCGGCATCTATTCAGCGGATAAAATTGCTGAAATAAGAGAGGCAAACCCTAACCACGTGTCCTTAAAAAGAATACACGATACCCTTAACAGTGTAGCAGGTTCAGGCAGGAGTTTAGGCGGGTCAAAGAAGGTAATCAAATCATTGAAAGGCGGCGGGCAGGATATTGTTGACCCGGAAGAAAGCATAATTAATAACACATTTATAAACCGTTCAGTTGCAATGCGTAATGCTCTGCTCGTTAAACTGGCAGATTTAGCAGACAATGCAAAGGGCAAAGGGTTTATAATGGCGAAAGCCAAAACACAATTTAACGTGACTAAATTTAATCTTGAACAGCTTAAAGAGTTGATACAGCAACAAATGGGCGGGCTATTTGACAATGTTAATCTTGATGTGATGGCAAGAATATTCACGCCTAACTATTTAGCCGGACCTAATCAGATTGTTGTATATCGCAAAGGGCAACCGGTGTTGTATGATGTCAACCCCTTCTTGTATAATAGCATATCTTCTATGACTAATACACAGCAAAACTTGTTTTTAGAAGCCCTTATGTTGGCCGCGAGAATACAAAAAGCGGGTATTATATTTACCCCTAAATATCTTGCTTACAACTTGTCAAGAGACACCATCCACAATTTAGTGGCGTCAAGAAACGACATAAGTCCGGTTGATATCGCTTTGGGTTTTGTGTCTGCCTTGACAAGAGATAAGTATTACAAACTGGCACAGACCGAAGGAGCTTACACTAACTTCTATATGGCTAATGACAGACCCTTTCAGCAAGAGACTATTGACGATATGCTTGCAGGGACATCTCTTGCTAAACGCTTTTTAAATGCTTTAAGGCATCCTTCAGAAGTTGCTCACGGTATTCTTGAGCCGTTTGAAATGGCGGGTAAAATTGCAGAGTTCAAAAAACATTTAAAAGATGCGGGGTTTAGCCGTAAAGACATTGGGACGGCAGTGTATCAGGCAAGAGACTTAAACATTGATTTCCGTCGTATGGGGTATTGGACTAAAAAATATCAGCTTAACCGTTTGATTAATTTCTTGAATAGCCAAATACAAGGCGTTGATAAAACTATAAGACTGTTTGTAGACCCAAAAACGAGGTATAAAGCGACCTTCAAATCAATGTTGTATATTACCTTGCCGACGATATTCTTGTGGTGGCTTTGCCGCGATAATGACTATTATAAAAATTTACCCGCATACAGACGAGATTTCTTTTGGAACATCCCTCTCGGTAACCCCTCTACCACTAAGAACTTCTTGCCTATACCCCGCCCTTTTGAGCTCGGTCTTGTTTTTGGGGCTTTGCCCGAAAGAATACTGCGAACACTTTTTGAGGAAGACCCTATCTCTTTTAGTGGTTTTGGTGAGACAGTGCAGCAAGCATTAATTCCGGAGATAATGCCAACAGCTTTTCAACCTTTATACGAAGATGCTACCGGTAAAGACTGGCGTAACATCCCTATTCTCAATGCCCAAGATAAGATGCTCGGTGCAACTAATCCCGAATTGCAGTTTAACAGCTACACTTCGGAAACATCTAAGGCAATATCTAACATTGTTAAAGGGCTGCCTGTCCCTGACCTTCTTAAGTCGCCAAAACGACTTGACCATTTAATTAAGGGGTATACCGGAACGATGGGTGATGTTGCTCTTAACTCCGTTGACCAAATAACAGGAGCAAAAGAAGGTGTGCCTGTAATAGGGGGGTTAACACGCAATTTTGTTGTTGACGGGCTAAAAAGCTCACAAATACCTGACAACTATTACAGTTATAAAGAGACACTTGACAGTCAATATAAAGTAGCCCTTGTTACCGGTAAAGCTCCGCAAGGTTATAACAACGATGTCCGTAAATACTTTAATCAAATAAGTGAAGAGTTGACTAAAATTAAGAAAGCGGCATCCTTTTTAGAAAATACCCCAAACCCGGAGAAAGAGCAAAAGCTAAATAAGCTCAGAGAGACAGAACTTAAACTGATGAAGTCAGCGATTGAGCTTTACAACAAAAACAGGTAAGTGTGATTAATGACCGATTTTTGACCGACTACAAGAGACAAAACACCGTGTTAAGAAGTGAAATAAAGCTAAATAAAAAGACCGCTAAACCCTTGTATTGCGAGGGAATAGCGGTCTTTTAGGATTATACAGTTGCATAAGACCCTAATAATTACGAGTGAACCGCTCTACCGACTGAGCCACATCAGCAAATACAGTGTTTTGCAGGGTTTGACCGACTTTTGACCGACTTTTGACCGACTTTTGACCGACTTTTGACCGACTAAGCTTATTTTTTTAATGCGAAAAATCCAGCTTTTGAGCCTCCTGGATAGACTGCTCGTTTGTTAGATGCGTGTATATATTAAGGGTTGTTCTTATGTCTGAGTGACCAAGCCATATTTGGGCAGTCTTAACTGATATTCCTTTCTCAAAAAGTAATGTGGCGTAGGTATGTCTTAGTTGATGAGGTGTAAAATGTATTGCTTGTTTTGTTTCGCTATTCATAAATTCTATATAGCTGTCCCACAGGCGTCTAAGTGCTGTTTGGGTGAGCTGTTTGCCCCGTGATGCGGTGAATACATACTCAGTATCACCTTTGTTGTTCAGCAATACCGTTTTTAGAGGTTCAACAAGAGGTATTTTACGCACGCTGTTTTTTGTTTTTGGTTCTTTATTCTCGGGTTGATTAACAACATAAGATGCACTTTGTTTAATATGAATAAGATTATTTGCAAAATCTACACAGGTCCATTTTAATGCCGCCGCCTCTCCTATTCTCATTCCTGTATAAAGCAGTGCAAGAGCAAGGACGCCGCATCTGTGATTATCATAGTTTTCTGTTATGAATTTAATTGCAAACTCATTTACAGGTTGCCTCTCTGACTTATTTGTTTTAGGGGCAATAATGCCGTCTAAGTTAATGAACATTAGTTCCCTCTTTATTGCCTCTTTAAGAACCTGCAATAGTGTGATTTTAATCTTAACTATTGTTGCGGACGATAATCGCTTTTTAAAGGCGATTTCAGAGAGAAAATCTTCTATGTGGAATTGTCGGATATCCTTTAACAGATAGTGTGAGAAATAGGGCGTTATGTGGGTATTAAGGGCTATTCGGTATCCTTTATGCGTTGAAGGTTGAATGCCTTTTTTATTACTGAGCCAAAAAGATGCGAACTCTTCAAAGGTCTTTGTGCTTCCAGTAATAGGGACACCCTTGGAACGCCTTGAACGTGCTTCACTTGTAACAACTTGCAGCTCTGCTTTGGTTTTCGCATAAAAGGTTTTTTTTATCGGTTTTCCGTCTAAACCTCTGCCTATTGTTAGTGTGGATGTGTATCTACCGTCGGAACGTTTTTTCATTTAAGACCCCTTTCTGTTTCCCTCTTTTGTTCTTCCCAAATTTAATTAACCCCATCCGGTTGTCTTGCGGACAATAAAAGGGTTACGCCGTTTACCTGATAGCTTATACACTGTGCCATAGCCGTTAGGGTGTTTCATTTTTGCTCTGCATTCTCCTTTCTTTTACCTTTTCCCAAGCGGTGTTTACACTACTTGTGTCTTGCTTTTTGTCGGCTATATCCTTTTCACTTATCCACCGTAAAGTATATGGGCTAAGTATTTCCGTTTTGCCTGTAATAAGATTGGTCCTTATTTGATATGACTTACTTCCGTCAACTATTTTTTCGTATTTCATATACGGTTTAAAAACTATTGTGCCTATTATAAGAATTATAACGGTAAATGAAAAAAACAAATGTAACTTTTTCACACTGCCCACCCTTTCTGATAGCACTCAATCGCTTTACTGATTAACTGCTCTGAAACCCCAAAATACTCTGCGAGCTCCCACAGCTCTGTGTAGCCACAGGAGACCGCCTCATTTAGCTCATCTTTCGGGATGAGCTTTTTTATTGCCCAACGGTCGGCAAGCAGCTCGTGCTTAGCTCTTACATCATATTTACTATGGGCGTTATAAAAACCACCATAAAGGCAATGCCCTAATTCGTGGGATAACTGTTCTTTTTCCTCAGCTACGGTGCTTATTTGATTTGTGTCTATTGCAATAAAAGCATCTCCGGCTAATGGGGCTGAAATGGCTTTCAAACCGTTTAAATGAAAATCAAACACGCCAATGCCTTCTGCATCGGCGACTGCATACATTTCTGTCAAGGTCATTTTGTGTCTTGTCCTTTCTTTTGCGACTTAATATAGTTGACAAAATTAAGGATGTCCCACTTTTGTTCCTCTGAAAACTCCTTTGTGTCACCGCCGCTTGCGGCGAACAGCACATCTCTGAGTTGGTCGTCAAGGGTGGGTTCTTTTTCCCTGCCTAAAAGGTAGTCTGTGGTTACTCCGAAGTAGTCGGCGATTTTGGTTAAATGTTCTTCACTGGGTTGTATAGATTGTTGAACCCACTGGGTATACGAATAATTGTCAATTTTTAAATCAATTAACATTTTGCGATGCTCAATACCTTTTCGTTTGCACAAATCAAAAATCCTATGCAAGGCAGTAATTTCATAATCGATTTTCTCACTTCCTAAAAGATAATCAATAGACACACTAAAACGTTCTGAAATTTCTTTAAGTATGTTTAAGTTTGGACTAACTCCATTTTTCCAATTAGTTACATTGCTTTTACTAATACCAAGACTTACAACTAAATTTGTTACTGATATACCTTCCTTTTCGCAAAGTTCCTTTAATTTGTTATAAAACACAAAAATCGCCCTTTCTTTTTGTTTATTCCTACAAAGTTCTATAAATAGAACAAAATCTATTGACAAGTTCTACTTATAGAACTATACTATAACCAAGCAAACGCAGTGGGTGCAACAAGCCCCTCGTAGTGTGCTTACTGAATAAATAGGTGTATATGTTTGTGTGGTAACTCCATAATACACCATTTATTTTCAAAATGCAATAGCCAAGAAAAAAATTTGAAAGGAAGAGAGAAATGCCATTTAAATGTAAGAACTGTGCGTTTTTTGTAGGAGAGGGGTGCGACTTTAATTTTCAAAGTGCATCCACAGCAAATGGGACAGAACCACAGGACGCAAAGGAAGTTGCTATTTGCCGTGATTATGAGGAGACTGACGACAATGGATAAAACAAAGCTTATTCAATCAATGCATAACATAATGCTCTGTATGAATAACGAGGACGCATATAGCGAATGGGTTAGGACAATGCCTGATTGTGCGGATGATGAAGACATAAAGTATATCGCAGAAGATAGTGAATTATACATTGAGACTGTTCAGGAGTTCATTCGCATTTTCAAGGGATATGCTGACGACGGACTTTATGTTGAACGGATAAATGTGTGGCAAGAAGGATATAAATAGCTGAAAGGATGAGCTAAGTGGAGCAAGATAAGATAGTGTTTTTGGTTAGAAAGCCGGTTCCCAATACCACTACAAGGGTGGTTAGAGTTACGGCTGACACCTACGATGTGATTGAGGGACTGCAAAGGCAGACGGGAATACATACCTCACAAATACTTAAACGATTTGTGGATTTCTGCATTGAGAAGGTTGTTATTAAAGAGGTTGATATTGAGCTTGACGGTGGGGGTGAGTAGATGGATATAGGTAAGAATTTAACTGTCCTTATGGAGAAGAAAGGTTTATCACAAGGGCAACTTGCAGAGATGGCAGGCATATCACAGCCGCACCTTTGTAATGTTATCAAAGGGAAGAAATGTCTTAGCGTTATGGCACTTAAAGCAATAGCCGACGAGTGCAAGGTTAGTATGGACGAGTTGACAAAGTGAGGATGGTAAAGAATGTGGGAATTGACAGATGAATTGAACAGGTTGAGGACATCGTATGAGCAGTTAGAAAAAGATGTTTGCAAAAATTGCGAGGACAGGCTCGGTATTCCTTGCTTGGTCGCTCCGAGATGTGAAAAGTTGAAAGGATTGAAAGCGGATGAGCAGTAATAGCGGCGAGAAGATTATATTATCCGCTGCGGACATTAAGGAGCTGACCGGTTGGGGTATTAATCAAGTTTATGAGCTTATGCACAGCCGATACTTCCCTTCTTTTAAGAGAGGTCGGAAATTCTTTGTTCTTAAAACGGAATGGCAAAAATGGCTTGAAAGGCAGAGGGCGTAAGATGATTAGATGTAAATTTTGGTCTTGCTTAGATGTGGATAAGAACCTGTGTTGCCACAGCTGCGAGAAAAAGGAAAGCTGTATGAAAGCGTGCCTTAATCACCCTGAACGGTGTAAAGGGGCTAACAGAGAGGATGTTAAGAGTGAGAAGAGGAAAAAGATATAAAGTAACAGTGGATAGTAAGGTGTTTGAGAGGGGTTTAACTGTAATTATTTTCGTGTTTGGATTATTAGGGTTTTGCAATCAGTTTTTCAGAGGTATCACTGATATGTTTTGGGTGTTCGTCGTGTTTATGGGGGCTGCGTTAATCGCGGTTACTTTCAAAAGAAAGGAGTAGACACGGATGAACATATTGGGTTTCTATTGGCTTGAATTTTTAGGGATATGTGTTGTATGTGTGTTTCTCGGTCTTTGTGTTTTAGGTATTTTTGCAGGGGTAAACCGCATTATATTTCTGCTTAGAATGTTGTGGAAGGGCGATGAAGAAGATGAGTGAAACGGTTTTTGAGGTTGAGAACAAATTCAGAAAAAACGGCGATTATGTTAATCGGTATTATTACAAAAAAGGCAGTAGCTTTATAAGGGTTGTTCAAAAATACGGAACTGTAACAGTGGCAGACGAATATGTGGAGTATGACAACCCCGAAGAAGCACAAGCTGTTTTTAATAATTATTAGAAAAGGAAGGTAAAAACAAATGGATGTAACAATCAAAATCACAGGCATTGAGGGCTTAGTTGATGCCCTTAACAGGTTAGTAGGAGTTATTCCTATGCAACAGGCTCCTACGCAACTACCCCAGCAACCAACACCCGTGCAACAGCAAGTGCCCACTTGGGTGCCACAGGTCCAACCCGACAGTATTGACCAATTCATAGGGCAGGTAGTGCCTACTGGTATGCAACCGACGGCAGTTCCGCCCGGTATGCCCAATCCGCAGATAGCGGCACCTACACCGACGGCAGTTCCTGTCACCCCTAAGCTCTACACCCTGGATGAGCTTAGAACAGCTTGTGCCCCTTTGATGGATGCGGGCAGGCAGAACAATTTAGCGCAGCTGATTAACTCCTTCGGGGTTCCTTCACTGGTGGCACTGCCTACTGAAATGTACGGGGCGTTTGCGACTGCAATTAGGCAGATGGGGGCGAAGATATGAGCGAACGCAAACACGCTCTTCTAAGTGCGTCCGGTGCAGAAAGGTGGATTAAATGCACCCCGTCAGCACGATTAGAGGAGCAACTACCCGTAAAGGAAAGCTCTTACGCAGACGAAGGGAGTTTAGCACACGAGATAGCCGAGCTTAAGCTACGCAAGGCGTTTACCGAACCGATGGGTAAAAAAACATTTGACACCCGCCTTAAAAAGCTACAAGAGAAGGAGCTATACAGTCCCGAGATGCTTGGATATACTGACGTGTATCTTGAATATGTTAGCAGCATTGTTCACGGACTGCCCTCTAAGCCAATAATAGTGGTAGAGAAAAAGCTTGATTTCTCACATATAGTTCCCGAGGGTTTTGGGACAGGCGATTGTCTCATACTTCACGGCAGCACATTGCACATAATTGATTTTAAGTATGGAAAAGGTGTTCCGGTATCGGCAGAGTATAACCCTCAGATGATGCTATACGCAATAGGGGCTATTGATGGCTACCGTATGCTGTATGACATTGATAGGGTGTTTATAACAATAGTTCAGCCACGGCTTGACAGTATATCTACTTGGGAGACAAGTGTAGTTGACTTAGTTAAATGGGCGGAATGGGTAACCCCTATTGCACAGAAGGCGTTCCGCGGAGAGGGGGAGTTTGTTGCAGGGGAGCATTGTAGGTTTTGCAGGGCTAAGGCTCAGTGCAGAGCAAGAGCAGAAGAAAATCTTAAACTTGACCAGTTCTACCCGTTAAAGCCCCCTCTCATATCAGACGACGAGGTAGGCGAGATTTTAACCCTTGCTAAGAATTTAGCTAAATGGGTATCAGATATTGAAGAGTATGCATTGGCACAGTGTTTAAGCGGTTACGAGATTAAAGGGTGGAAAGTGGTTGAAGGTAGAGCAGTTAGAGCGATTACGGATTTTGAGAAAGCGTTTGAAGTGCTTAAAGGTAATGGGTTTGATGAGGCGATGCTATATGAGAGAAAGCCGATAACTCTAACCGCTATTGAAAAGCTGACAGGCAAAGCGAAGTTTAACGAGCTGTTAGGTGGGTATATTGAGACACCGCCTGGCAAGCCTACATTAGCACCGCAAGAGGATAAAAGAGAACCCTTACAAAGAGTATCAGCAGGACAGGATTTTTTGAATTAAGAAAGGATGTTAAAAATGTTTGAATATTTAAAATTCAAGGAGCAGACCGAGGCTGTGTGCCTTAAAGCTGTTGAACAGGACGGCGACGCATTGCGTTATGTCAAGGAGCAGACCGAGGCTGTGTGCCTTAAAGCTGTTGAACTAGACGGCTACGCATT